CTTGAGTGTACTTCCTTTCGGAATAGTCGTTGCACCTTACCTACCGTGTCTATCAGTATAACCATCTGCTGTAAGTACACCCTTATATTCGTTTAGAAGCTCTACAGCGTCTTCTAGGGTCTTTCTGGAGCCGATGTATAGTCGAACTCCTCTGATGTACTTACGCACTGTGTACGAGCTTGCTGATGCGTTCCAGTTAATACCCGTATGGCCTGAGGTATTGTTTTTGGATTTAACACTGTTCTTGGCATTAATCCTTTGCAATACAACCCTAAGGTTACTACGGCTATTATCTGTGGTATCCCCATTATAATGATCAATTACATGATCATCAGGAATGTTAATACCGCGCAGCATAGTCAAAAGATGTGACATAGATACTGATGTTCTAGTCTTTGGTACGTGTACGCCAAAATAACTATCCTTGGTGTTTCTAACTAAAATGTATGGAGTCACTACATCGTGTTTCTTGTACTTTCCTCTCCATCCATCTTGTGCTCTAAACACCGTTGTATCATCTGTACCTAAATAAAACTCTTCTTTCAACTTTGCTCTGTACTTGTTAACTGTTAACATTTTGTTATATTACCCATTTAAAAAGGCAAGATAACATACTAGTAGGTCTTGGCTCAGGATTATCTACTAGAGACTTCCCCTGAGTTCACCCAGTTATCAATTAGCCTCTCAGCTAATCGGCCCTAAAATTAAGGCATTGATGTAACGTCGGCCATCTGAGAGAAAAACTGTTCTTTTTTCAGCTCAATGAGGGCTGTTTTATTAAAGTGATCAGTACGAATCTGCTCACCTACTGTTGAATCTACCGAGTTAATCGGGTCGTTATATGCGCGAGACATAGCTCACTCCTTATATGTATTTATCATTGGCAATCTTTGAAAACTCCGCATCAGATAATGACAGTGGATTGTAATTGTCATTAGCAGATGTCTTAGTAGGAGACTTCTTAGTGGGGCTTGCTGCTTTTCTACGGATATTTAGCTTGTCGTTATTAACACTCTTAGGAGCGTCTACAGTGGCTTTATCCGTTTTATCTGCGACAGGATTATTAAAAGCTCCTTGAGCTTTCAACACATCACCTACCTGTTTGTACGCTTCTATATCTGATAGGCCAGTTAAGCGGCCTAACATGCGCTCCTTGTTAACTACCTCGGTAATGTGATCAAAGACGCCAGAGGCTACTTGATCATTGATTACTGCGATAATAGCAGGGGTTTCAAACAGTAAGTTCTGGCTAGATGCATCCCACTTATTACCAATAATATCCATAGTAGTTTTGTACGACGAGCTGTCCTCTATAGAGTCCAATACATCGTCGAGTGCTACTTCTTTATCATTTGCAGTATAAGAATTAGGCTGATAACCAGCGTCTTTTTCTATATCTATTTCAAGTGGATCAATACCACTGTCTTTCACTAGCTTATTAATAGCGGCAGGATTCTTTTTATCCAAATCTATTAAAAAGTTAATCTTATCTAAGTCTAGCAGATTATTTTTTTCTAGGGTTTTAACCATCTTAAGATAAGGCTTAAGGCCAGTCATCTTCTTATTATAGTTAGCACCCATCTGCATGAGGGTGCGTACATCCTCTACAGAATCTACCTTCATGCTTTTGCCGTTAGCTTTAAACGGAGCCATGAGTTCTTCAAACTTAGCCTTATAATCTATGTCAGATGATGTGTCCTTTTCCTTCTTAGGAGCGGGAGAAACGTCAGTTTTTTTATCCTCAACTTTTTTAGTATCAGATTCTTTATCATCTAAACCAGCATCATCAACAGTATCCTCGGATACCGGTTCTTTGGTTTCTTCTTCGGAAGCGGAGTCTTTTTCTGTGACATCATCAACCTCTTCTTCTTCTGTGACATCATCTTCGGTATTAGTTTCAGCAGCAGCAGCTACTTCTTCTTCTTCTGATACTTCTGCTTCCTCTTCTTCCGATACTTCTGCTTCCTCTTCTTTTATTTCTTCAGCTCCAATAGGAAGGTTTATGAAATCTTCGTCAGATAACCCTAAGGGATTCTTATCTTCACTCATATTAGATAGCCTCCCTTAGCATTTCTTCCCTTGTATCCTCATCATCGCTAATAGCTTTACTTGCCATACTTCCTAACTGTCTTACAGCAGATAAGTATTGACGGAAATAACCTATAGCATCAATGCTCTTAGATATAATAATTTGATCGTTGTCAGATGACATAGAGGGGTCTGCCTTTAGCAGGACTAGCCTAGATGACTCATGTACAAAATAACCTTCCGTAATTAATTCATCAAAGTCTTTGTTAATACGTAGTTTCTCAAGGCTGCTAGCCATATCAACTTTCTTTTTAGCTTCTCTTATGCTCAGCTCAATCATTTCAATATTGTTGTCCATAGTCGTGGTTTCACCCTCTTTGTCGTAGTTTCCTACGAGGAGATTTACCTGCTAAATGCTTCGGTAATTAGTTTAGATTTAGTCTGAGACTCTGCTTGGGAAGAAATACGGTCAACATCTCTTTCATGTTTGATACCTGCTTCTTGTTCCACATAGTCCAGATTCTTGGTATCAGTATCTGCACCCATATTGACTGCAGAAGCTAATTCTTTCTGGCTCTTAGCTAAATTAAGTTCGGCCTGCGTTTGTCTCTCACGCGCGAAAGCCTGCTCGTTAGCTATTTTAGCCTTTAATAATTCAATTTCTAAAACTGCCGTCTCCTGTGCTATTGGATCGGGCTCTGGTGAGAATTCCGTAATCCTTTTAGCCAATGAAGGCATACTTCTGAGTTTGGCTATATCAGACAAAATAATCCTGGATAGCTCGCTATCCATAGAATTACCCATAGTCTGTAGCATGAATGATAATTCCTGTGCCTTCTGATTATCTGCCTCAGCAGTGCTGATATTGAGTTTAAGATCAAAATTACCTGCTAAATCATCCCTATTAATATCAACAAAGTCATCATCTGTTATGCGTATAACCTCTTTCTCTGAAAGGAAAATAGCATTCATACTGATGATTTTACGACCTATCTCTTTAACTCCTTCAGAGAGTCTCCTGAGTATGCCTATTTCCCTCTTTGAGGCTGCGTCTAAGGCCCCTCTGACGCTTGTAGCAGTATTTCCAAGAGTATCTCCGCTTATGCCTCCGCTAAACGCCTTAACGCCTGTTATAGACTCTGCTTCTGCATTTTGATACTGAAGCATCAATGTGGCTGATTGAGGAATTTCAGGGTAGGTATGCATATGGAATGCAGTCCTGGGATCTACCTGTGGATTAAACTCGTAATCCTGACCTCTATCGAATTTACGCTTATTAGTCATATCAAGGGCACTTTTACTGACACCCATTTGACCATTGGCACTGCGACCCATGACATCTATCATGCCTCTGGTTACTGCCCCTATGATGCTTTGGTTATCCTCTAATAAAGCACCATCAGGCTCGCCATACATTGAATTACGCACAGGCAGATATTTAACTATGACAAAGGGTAGTTCACCATCAGGATATGGATTGTCTTCCATTCTGATCATAGTGTCCCCGACATAGGTAGCAATTATAGGTTTAACTATTCCAGTGCTATCTATATCCCAATATCCCCAATACTCATAAGCAACTATCTTAGCTCTGGGAGTATCTGAGAAATTGAAGTCAGCAATCTCATCTCTGATATGATCTGGCTCAGATAAGATACTGTTGGTTTTGATGTCTATTTTATCTAAGTTTGCGTACTTACCATCTTCCTCTAACTCAGAGAGAGAGGTCTCAAAACTATAGATAATAAAACCGGCTTTTCGTATATCTCCCTGAGCTGTAGGGTCTATCGTTATATTCTGATAATTGCATATCTCAATAGAAGGCTGATTCTTTACTGTAACCTGTTTAGTCACTAATTCTGAGCCAACATTAACAGGCATAATAGGTATGCCTTGTTGAATGGTCAGCTGATGCGCCTGTATGATTTCAGGGGGCTGATGCTGAAACTTAGCTGGCTCTTTTTCCATCATTTGCTGAAGATTCTGATGAAGCTCTACAGCCTGAGGAGAATTATCTATCCTGTACTCAAATATAGGCTCTTCCTGAGTAACCTCTTTCTCTATAAAGTCCCATCCTGTTCTTATTATGATGGTTCCTTCGTCTACCGCCGTGCGTACAAATTCATCTATAAAAGCAACCTTATCCAACTTGGTATTGAACTGATTATTCAACACTAACTGATTCTGAACAGCCGCTTCTTTGTCGTAGAAAGATACGGGAGATATATTGTATATGTCGTCGGTACTGAGAAATGGCTCAGATAAGGCAGCGTATCTCCACTCTGCCTGTTTTCTTATTAACTTAGGGGATATTGAAGAGTAGCCTTCTTTGGTTTTAATCTTAGCTTTATTTCTAATGTGAAGATTATCTAACCACCCTTCTATTTTAGTTATCTGTGCATCTTTGTAGGACTTGGCATCTATAAAGTCTTTATTCAGGTCGCTTACAGTAGGTTCATTATCCCAGTCAGTAAGGGAATTACTGGACTCGCGGGTAGTCGCTTCATTAACTTCTGGCATATTAAACCTCTAGTACACCTTCAATATCATAGGTATTACGTTAATTTGAGTGTGCAAAGATTCGATAGTTTCTATCGTGCATTTTATGGTGAATGACCCTATGGTATCTGAGGATATTTTTATATTAGCAGTATTATTTGTAACTATATCCTCAGTGGAACTAAGGCCTTTAGGTATATCCCATGATACTGAGGATAAAGTGTCTTCCTCATTATTGAGCCAAGGATTTAAATCTATACCATAGAACAGATCATCTCCTAAATCAGAATCCGGCCAGTGATCACCGTCTATGGCCTTATAAGGATACTTTTTAGGTATCATTGAATAGTGTCCCCGCTGATTCTAAAAGTAGCTGAATCCAAATCTGTAGCAGGAGTAGAAGCTTGTATGGAGCGCCTGAGCCAGATAGCTCTGTGAGTGTTAGGTAGCAAATTGCCTAGAATAATGGAGTTCTCCTCTCCTATATCCTCTACGAAAATAACACCATTAGGGGATGTATCCTCATCGGGTATTACCTGCTCTACTCCATCGACAAGACTGGTTCCTACTCCAATAGCTAATTCAGTGCTGGATAAAACAGTATTAATAATGATATAGGCTAGAGCAGTTTCTAAGGTAATTGTGGAGTTTGTGTTTTTAATATAAATACATCTGTAGTTTATTTCTCCGAAAAGAGCGCCATCACTATCCACGACATCAAACACATCGTGAATTAAACTAGATGTAACCTCATTAACTGTAATGGCTCCACCTAATCCATTAACAGTTTTATACACTTTTAACTCACCGGGTGTAATTGGCATTAATTGCTCCTATATCTCAAATAAGACTGTTCTTTCAGTAGGAGGTAAAACGAACCTATTTCCTACCGCTATTGTTTCGCTGGTCTCTATGGCATCTACTTCCCATAGGATAGATATGTCATTAGAGACATTAACTAGATAACTCCAAGATACATCCAATTCTAATATAACTTTAGATATAACAGAGAAACTAATAGTCATATCTAATTGGATCTTTAATGGAATTTCCCAGCTAACATTAAAATCCTTAGTAGTATTAGCGTGACTAGCCCAGCTTAGTTGATAATCCGCTAAAATGCGGGATGCGTAGATGTTGGTATTGGTTCCTAATATGCGGTCTCCTAAGCTACCTTCACCTAAAGACATGGGTTAACTCCAAGAATAGAAATTAGGATACAGGCTAGGAGTCCCTACGGTGTTCATATTAGCGTGTAAGGTAATACTGTTTAAAAGTGCGCTACCTGTATAGGTGTCGTTGACGTGAGTGGCATCTCTGAAGATTCTGGCGTGTATTACT